GTTTGTTAACGACATCCGGCGGGCTGGACACATGGGGAGACATCACGGCCGCCACGTCGTCTGGGGTTACCCCCGCGGCGGGCGCCAATAAGTCCACCATGGTCGAGGTTAGAGCGGATGAGTTGACCGAGGGGAATGACTACGTTGCCCTGACATTAACCGAGGTGGCTGACGCTGCGGTTGATGCAGCGGTGGTAGCACTTGTAGACCAGGCCCATAAGGGCGACGCCCCGCCGACGGTGCTCTAGTGAATCGTTCGCGGTCCGATGCGCTGGCGTTTGGGCGGGAAGCCGTTGAGGCGCTGGTTGCAGCAATGAACGCAGCTCGCGGGGGGGTGGACAATAGTCCGCCCTCCCCGAAGCGGCGCCGGAGAAGGCGTGGAACCACCGCCACGGGTGCGGGTTCTCGGCGCTTGGTGCGCCGGGGGAAGCGCACCTTAGAAACAACGAGCGAGAGGCTCCCGGGAGAGGCAGATGGCAGCGGCCAAAACACGACAGAACCTAACGGCAACAGTTGATGAGGATAAGGACATCGTCTACACCGTGACGACGGGCGGCAAGTTCACTGTTGTAGAAGCCAGCGCGGCCAACCCCATTGCCATCGACACGGAAGAGGCGCATGGGCTGACCACGGGAGACTACGTCAAGATCACAGGGGTGCGCGGGAATGAGACGGCGAACGTTACAGCCAACGCCGTCACAGTGACCGACGTCAATAGCTTCACCCTGAACTCTGTGGACGGCTCAAGCGAGAGCGCGTACACGGGCGGCGGGGTCGTGGAGCCCACCATAAACCTAACTGGATTCTCGGCTGAGTGGTCAATGAGGACGCATCCCCTAAGCTCCAACGATGTTTTGAACAAGACGACCTCCAGTGGCATTGCCTTAACAACACCTACGGGTGGGGTTCTTACGGTAACGATAGCTGACTCTGACACCGCATCGATCGAGCCGCGCGTCTACTACCACGAACTAGAGATAGTTACCGCTGGTGGGCTGAAGACAACTGCCTGTACCGGCACACTGAACCTACAGCCGAGCGCGACCTAGGGCGCACTATACACCATGGCCAATCCTTCGGTAGTAACCGCACCCTCCCACCTGCCCCTGGCAATGGAGGATCTAAAGAGGCACCTAGCCATCGATGAGGACGACGACACGCAGGACGCGCTGCTGTGGTCTGTCAACGAGGCAGCCACATCGGTGGCCGAGACGTTCACCTATCGCAGGTTTGTAACAACGACCCTTGACTACTCTATTGATAAATTCCCGGAAGGGGCACACATCTCCCTTCCCGGTGGGCAGCTGCAGTCAATCACATCTCTAACCTATACAGATGACGACAGTACCTCAGCGGTCTGGGGGGCGTCAAACTACACCGCCATTACCAGCCATGAGCCGGGGCTGTTGGGTCTAGCCACGACCGCCACAACCTGGCCAAGCGTTACGTTGCGGCCACGGGACGGTGTGGTGATCCGCTATGTAGTCGGGTACGGAACGGGGGATCAGGTGCCCGGCTCTATCCGCGGAGCTATCTCTCTGTTGGCGTCGCACCTCTATCAAAACAGGGAGTCGGTTGTGATCGGCGCTGGGCTTTCCTCAGCCAAGGTACCTGACACACATCAGGCTATGCTTCTGCCCCACAGGCTCTGGAGCTTTTGATGCGAGCGGGCACGATGCGGCACCACCTGGAAGTCTACAAGAGGGAGCCAACAGACGCTGGAACGACCACAGAAACCTTTGTCAAGTCCCTGAAGGCAGCGAAGCGAACGGCGCGTGGTACAGAGAGGCTAAGAGATGGGGCTCTGCGGTCAGATAAGGCAGTGCTGTGGCTGACCTACTACACGACGGGGATTGAAGAGTACATGGTAATGCGGGACCGCCTGGGAGAGGAATACGTGGTTACCAGCGTTACCGATCAGGCTGGAGCGGCGAGGAACTTGGAGATTATGACGACTCAGAGGACGTAATGGCCAGAAGGGCTCGCAGGAAACCTATAAAGGTAATTGGGACCCAAAGGTCGAAGAAAGCCTTCGACGACTTGAGGAAGTCGGCGACCGGCCCCGAAGTCGTCGCCGCCCAGCGGAAAGCAGCGAAGGCTTGCTGGAAAAAGATCCTACTGGAGGTTCCGGTACACACGGGGACCCTTAAGAAGGCTATCGAGTACGGATCATTTAAGAAGCGCTCCAAGAGAAAGCCAGCGGCGTTCGTCAGGGTAGATAGACAAACAGCCCCGCACTTGCATCTCGTCGAGTTCGGCACGGCGATGAGGTACTACGAAAAGAAAAGCACCTCCTTAAGGGCTAGCTTTGGGCCCGCCGGTTCTGTTCGGAGCGTAAGAGGTCAAAAAGTAAGAGCCAAACGAGGGGTAATGCCGAAGAACCCGTTCTTCTCTAGGGGCCGAAACAAATCCCGGAAAACTGTCAGGGCGATTTTATTGAACGAGTACACATTGTTGTTTGAGGCTGCCGGGAAACGAGCTGGTGGTAAAGCAAGGCAAGGCGGAGGCGCTTCCACGTGAGTGTCGAATCAGCCATACAAACACAGCTTGAGGCTTCCAGCGGATTGACTGCCCTGGTCCGCACGAGGATATACAAGACAAAGAAGGATGGAGCCCCGCCGCGGTGGCCGTTTGTGCTGTGGGAGTTGGTGTCGCTGGTGGACACCCACCACACCTTTAGCTTGCCCCAGAACTTTGAGAGGACGGATCACTATCGCTTCCACTGCTTTGGACGGACCACGGGCGCTGTAGACGGGCAGGCCAAGTCGGAGGAGGTAGCCAAACAGGTACGGCTAGCCCTTCACGGACACAGCGACGCCACAATCACGGCGAGCCGATTCGACGATGAGAGCGTGGTCGAAAGCCCCGTAGACTTCGAGCATCACAGGGTGGTCGACATGTTAATCAGCCACGTGAGCGAAGCGTCTTGACGCGTGAACAGCTTACCGGGGTCCTGATTGGAGCAAGGGCCGCCATTGACTCCGCCCTAGGGGCACTAGAGGAAATTGAAGATACATGCAGCCACCCAGAAGAAAGCCTAGATGAAAAGACCAAGAACGGAGACCCGTGCCGGACACTTTACTGCACTGCATGCGGCGAGACGATAGCCCGCCCGTGGGAGTAATAGAGGATCACCTCGACGCCATCAACGGACAGCCCGAGCCCCAGCTGAGTGGCATCCCATGGATGATGGAGGAAACGACCAAGGACGGAGACCCGGAGCGAACCTTTTATTGCAGTGCATGCGGCGAGACCATAACGCGCCCGTGGGAGGAATAATCAATGGGAGTTCTAACATCTGCAAAGATCTGTTTAGGCCAGTACCAGATAACAACTGACCTACAGAGCTGCGACATCAGCCTGGGTGTAGAGACCGTGGACGACACTGTGTGGGGCGACACCACGCGAACGCATGCGGCTGGAATTGAAACGATGGAGGTAAGCGGGTCCGGGTTCTATGCATCGGACGGAACCAGCGCAATAGACGACATATTGAGCAGCAGCCTCTCAGCGGTTAACACGCCGTTTACCGTGGCTGTTCCCACTGGGGCCGAGGCGGACCGGATGTACTCTTTTCTTAGCTTGCAGTCGGAGTACGGTGCCATCAGCGGTTCGGTGGGAGATATACACCCGGTTGCCTTCAAGGCGGTGGGCTCTGGCTACCAGTTTATTGGGCGTGTAGAGAAAGCTCTTGGCGCTACCACCGCTACGTTTCAGAGCACGGGCTCTCAGTTGGGAGCCCTGAGCGCAACCCAGAGTCTGTTCGGCGTGCTTCACGTCGTCACGGTGAGCGGAAGTAGCCCCACGCTAGACATCAACGTTGAGTCAGACGACAACAGCGGATTCAGTAGCGCCACCGTGCGCGGAGCCTTTACCCAAGCCACCGCTGCTACTTCTCAGATGTTGACCCCCATAGCCGGGGCGATCACAGATGACTACTGGCGCATCAACGCTACCATCGGCGGCTCCACCCCTAGCTTCTCAATGCTCTGCGGTATTGGGATCCGCCAAGCTACATAGGGTCAACTAGACCAAGGTGAGGATATAATCATGGCAATATTAAAAGATGCTTATGTGAAATTGGGATCGACTGACTACAGTGCGTCGATTGTTTCAATTGACGTTCCCCAATCGGTAGAGACGGTAGACGACACTGCGATGGGAGACGACTTCCGATCCAGTGCTGCGTCCCTGAATACTTGGGAGGTTAGCGGAACGTATAACGTCGCCTATGGTGCTTCCACTCTGGAGTTAGAGCTGTCCACCGCGTGGGCAACCTCAGCGAAGAGCCTGGCAATAGAGATCCGACCGACGAGCGGGTCGGTAGCAGCGGGCAATCCCAAGTGGACTGGCACAGGAATCCTTACTGAGCACGGTGCGGTATCAGGTTCGGTTGGCGATCAGCAGGTCGGCTCATTCAAGCTAGTAGCGGGCAGTGACCTAACCAGAGCCACTTCATAGGGGGACCATGACAGATTTGGCTAGCAAGATATTTGAAGCTGATGATATACCCTCTCGTCTAGTGGAGGTCCCGGAATGGGATGTAACCCTGAAGGTTCGGGGCCTCACCAGTGGCGAGACTCTAAACATATACGGATCTGAAACCGATGATCGAGAAGAACAGATGCAACTCATTCTTCTTCGGTCTGTACTAGACCCAGAGACGGACGAGCATGTCTTCTCCGAAGAGGATCGCGGAGAGATAACGAAAAAGTCTTCCAAGGCTACAACGAGACTAATCGCCGTCTGTATGGAGCTGTCTGGCGAGGCTGCTGACAGCCTCGAAAAGGCCAAGGAAAATTTGTAACCGACCCCAGACTCCGCATCGTTGTCGAGGTTGCGGTGATGCTGGGGAAAAGCCTGGCTGAAGTGCGGCGTTTCCCGTTCCTCGACACCCTCCAGATATTCGCGCTTCAGGCTCTTCAGGCAGAACAGGCCCGAGAACGGGCTGATCTGGCTCAGGCCCAGGCCGCCGTTTCATCAAAATTCAAAAACTAGTACCCCACCATGGCAACCCTAGCTGAATTAGTCGTCAAGATTGGTGCCGACGTTGGTGCCTTTGAAGGCGGAATGAACAACGCGAAGAAGAAGATGGACAACTTCGCGACGTCGATGAGGACTCACGGCGGCAACCTTACGACGTATATGTCCCTGCCATTAGCAGGGGTTTCAGCAATGGCGATCAAGATGGCCGGCGATTTCGAGCAGACCGAAATCGCCTTTACGACCATGCTTGGATCGGCGGAAGAGTCGAAGGACTTTCTCGACGAGCTGAAGACATTTGCAGCTGAGACGCCCTTTGAATTCACCGGCTTAACGAAGACAGCCCAGGCTATGATGGGCATGGGGATTGAGGCTAAGAACGTAGTCCCAATGCTGGAAAACGTGGGCAACGCCGTGGCCGGGTTGGGTGGCGGCGACGAGGAGGTGAAGAACGTAACCAGGGCTATTGCCCAAATGCACACGAAGGGCAAGGTGTCGGCCGAGGAGATGATGCAGCTAGCAGAGGCGGGCATCGGCGGTTGGAGGATGCTGGCCGACCATCTCAACACGGACGTTGCTACCGCAATGGCGGAGGTTACAAAGGGGGCGGTATCTTCCAAGGAGGGCATCGACGCCCTGATGAAAGGCATGGCGGAGCAGTACGGCGGCTTGATGGACCTTCAGTCAAAGACGCTGCTGGGGCAGATCTCTAACTTGCAGGACAAGTTCGGGGAGACGATGCGGAACTTTGGCGCGGGCTTGGTGCCAGCTGCCCTGGCTGTGGTGGAGGCGGTAAAGCCTTTAACGGAGTGGCTTGGCGAGGTGATGAAATCATTCGCCGAGATGGATAAGGAAAGCCAGTCGTGGATCGTTTGGGCAGGTGCCTTGGGTGTAGCAACTGGTCCTTTACTGATTGCTATATCTTCGGTGGTCACGAGCATAGGCACCATAAAGACGGCGATGCTGGCCACTATCGCTATATCCAAGCAATGGTCCGCCGCACTCTTAGCCAGCAAGGCGGGCCTGGCCGGCTTAGCAGCGGCTGTCGTGTTATTTGTCGGCAACATGGCCTGGGAGCATCACGAAGGCCTTGAAAAGATAAAAGAGGACAACGAGGAATTAGTCGCGGTCAACGAGGCGCTTGCCGACAAGCTAAGAAAGGCTTTTGGCGAGCATAGCATATTTGCTGATCAGATTGACCAGATGGACAACGAGACCGTCCGCGCGTACAACGATAGACTTAATAAGCTACAAAAGGATATCGACTCGGGATTGATACCCGGAATTGATGGCATGAAGGTCTCGATAAAGGAGAAAGGGGAGGAGATTGACAAAGTAGTACCGAAGGTCAATAAAGCTATAGAGAAGTTTAATTTATTTGAACACGAAATTGACGCCGTTAAGACAGAACTAAATGATGCAAGGCCGGCATTAAATTCCCTTAAAACAGATATGGGCCCAGCTATTAACGAGCTAGAGGCCCTACAAACTGCGACGGAAAACTTCGGAACAGAACTAGATCTCATCCCCTTGAAGCCAACCGACGACGCGGTTGTAGGCCTATCAGACCTTGAGGCGCTCACGAGCAGAGCTAAGGATCAGCTGGGAGGGCTGTTCGCCGGCACCCCTGAGTCAGGGACATTTAAGGAAAGTATAGACGAAGTTGTAGGAAACAAAGACGAAGGGCTCATCGCAGTTTCCACGATCATGACCGACCTGTCGAAGGACTTGGCGGACACCATTATAAGTGGCGGTAGCCTCCAGGGCGTTTTCAAAGACCTAGGTTTGGCAATAACCCGCGACCTTCTCGAAGGGGGTCTCAGGGAGCTGTCGGGTATTTTTACGAATATGATGGGCGGAGGTGGGGGGTCGGGTGGTTGGTTCGGAACTCTGGGGGGTATCTTTGGCGGTGG